GAATTGCAGAGTGGTGCTACCATCAGTTAACAGAAAGAAGATGCCGTCGCTTACATCAAGCGGTGAGGTGTCTGTGATTTGCAGACCCATCACTACATCGCTTGCATCCGCATCTGAAGTTTTGAACCTAGCGTTGAAAGCCAGTTGCTTACCAGACTCAAACTTGAAACCCTCTTTTACAAGCTGAAGGAAATCATTATCGTTGTCGGCATCATCATTAGTGATAACCAGCAGACCACCATCACCATCACCTAAAGCTTCTGACGCATTGCCGGATCCACCCTCAGTTGTGGTGATCGTCCAATCCGATGCCAGATAGGTATCAAAGTCATTGTGATATGTGTGGTATTTTGCGGGGGACGGCATCTTGAGTTTGCCAAGAGTGCTTGTACCCGCGACGTTAGTAACGCCCGAAGTAAAGTGTGTCGTCATAACAGCTCTCCTTTAGAACCAGTGATCAGACCATCCGATCACCATTTGACTTTTTCAGTTTAGCTTATGACTAGGCACAAAAAAAGAGGGCCGAAGCCCTCTTTCTCTTTGCTTGGGTCTACGCCCCTTGGGAACCGAAAATTCCTCTTGGGTCAGAAAAACCAAACGAGTAACGCTCTCTCGCTTTGTAACGAATGTTACCAGTGCTGAAGTCAGGCTCCATGCTGGTTTCCATAGGCGTTCTCTGGAACATCTTCAGACCTTCGCCAGCTTCAGTGACAGTTGTCAGTATGAAGTAAGCATCTGGGTCGTTCAGATAATGGTTGACCGTGTAACCGCCAGGAAGAACACCAGTGTTCTTGATAGCGTTGAGGTCGTTATCTGCCGTTCCTGATCTTGCTGGTGAATTTAAGATTCGGTCAGCGACAAAAACCAGTTGTGGCGGCACAACAAGTTTTGTGGCTCTGACTGAAATCGTCAATCCACGATCATCAGTGAAAGTGCTGATGTCAATGAGGTTGTCTTCTAACGAAGTCTCATTGAGGTCTGCCATGGTTGTAGCTCTGTTGGCCAACGTACCACCACCCGCTAAAGGGTGAGCAGTATTAATCAAAGATACGCCATCGCCACCAGTGAAAGAGCTTGAGAAAGCGTTGTTAAGAACATCCGCTCCCTTTACTTCTTTCGTGTGAGCCATGGATCGTGCCAAAGCACGAACATATCTCTTACCCAACGAGTCATACAAGTTATCTTCTTGCGCTTCTTCCGTTAACGCAAAAGCCAACGAAATCGTGTCATGCGTATATCGAGCAGTGAAACCTTCACTAGCCTGATCAAATGATACGCCTTGTCCTTCGGTTTTCGTTGGTGCGGCTCCGAAGCCAGTGATCAGAACTTCTTCTTCAAAAGCTCTTTGACTGTCTTCCATCGCATAGATTTCTTCGTACTCACGATCATATTGATCATACGATTGACCAAAGAGTGCATTAAGCCCCGGCTCAAGCTCTTTGGCTAATTGTGCTCTTGAAATAGCCATTATTTAGCCTCCTATTAAGCTAGGCCAGCGCCCTTCACTCCCATAATGTGGTTTTGTATAACCACCATTACGTTTGTGTTGGCACTTGCAACGTCGTCGTTATCGGGATCCTGGCTAATGTCAATGGCCTTTAGAGGTAACGTCGTGGTGGTAGCACCAGTGGTTACGTCTAATTCCATATTACTTCTGCCAGAAGCGGTATCACCTGTTGTTGACTGATCTACGATATCGAAATTACCGAACAGATCAGCTACAGGAAAGGTATCGTCAGCTTGGACCTCAAACACTACATTAGGATCATCAATGATAAATGCAATGATATCACTCGCTACTATCGAACCAGGATAATGGTTTTTGAAAACCACCTCTTTTGATGTCGGGTCGGTGTACTGAACTCCGTTAAAAACTCCTACTACCGGAACGGTACTAGAGGCTGCTGCACGAGAAACCGTACCACCAGTGAGTTGCTTCACCAAGTCTCCTTGGAAAATAGCACCACTCTGGTTACTTGCGATACGGTAACGGCTTTGGCCACCAGAATAAGGAGCGCCCCCCATCATACGAGCTGGGATCAAACCAAATGCGGCATCTTTATTTGCCATAATTAGTCCTCTCTATTTTTTGCCAAATGTTACACGGGTGTCGCGTTGTGGATCATACTTTACATATCGACCGTCGTTCTTCATTTCATTGAACATGGTATTGTCCAAAGCGTTCTGAGCGTCACGGTTTTTCTGTTCGTAGTAATCGTTTCTTTGTTCAACGATTTCTTCGGGTATCTCCGCAAGCAACAATCCGTCACTATAAACGACCCCGGCGTGTTTCCCCGACTCTAAAGTTGGGAAGTCCCAGCCATCTGGCAAATCTTCTGGCTTCTTCAATTCCCAACCCTCTCGGATTCGGGAAGCCACATTAGATCTATCTTCTTGACCTAGCATTGACTCTCTAATCCAGCGCTGAACATAACCGTCCCTTGCTGGTGGAGCGTCTAGCTTTCGCCTTGGTCGCCATTCTTGTCGCCTAGCTTTTTTATCGTGGGTTTGGCTTTCACGGCTGGCGCGAAGTTCTTGTTGTTTCTGACTCATGATGCCTCTCTTGCTTGTATTTTTTGCTTTTCCTTGGCTACCATTTGTAACCATTTTTCATCCGACATATTGTGCGGCTTCAAGCCTTTCAGCCTCTCAAGTTCAGATTCTCTAAACTTAACGCCTTTCTCAGTACCTTGTGTTTTTTGCCGACCTCCAGAGGAGGAACTAGCGACTCTTTGCACAGCGGGTCGCGTCGTTTTTTGTTCGACTGCTGGTTCTGAAGACTCTTCAGAAACCAGATTAGGATAAACTCTTTTCACCCGTGTATCTAGTTCACTGTAGTAGTCTTCGGAATCTGGTTCATAACCTTCGTTGATCAGATTGTAATGTGTAAAGTACGCATATTGTGTAGCTTCTACGTTCTCGTTTTTGCTCTGATCGCCATACCAAGAGTTTTTGCTATGCCAACGTAGGGCCTCTTGGCTTGGTTGAACTTCTTGCTCAACCTGTTGTTGGGGAGCTTGCTCGTATTGTTGTTGAGCAACTGGTTGTGGTTCTACCGGCTGACGGTTTTTTGCGGTTCTAAGTTTTTCTTTCTTGATCGCGATGTCATTTTTGAGCGTATCTGCTTTTGACATCAAATCAGGATCAGAGCTTTGAACCGCTTTACGGTAAATGTCATCAACTTGAGCTTCTTGCGTCTTAAGCTTTTCTTCCTCAGCGTCTAAGGCTGACTGAGCTGACTGTGCGTACATTTCTCTGTATTTTTGTAATTCTGCATCTTTCTGCTGAGTCAACATCTCAAAATGTCTTGCTCGATCCTCTGCTTGCCGAGTTTTTTGATTGAGCTTATTTATCCTTTTAGAGACACCTTTGGTGTATCTCTCTAACTCATCATCACCGCTTTCTGGCTGGACCTCTTCTGACGAATCAACCTCAATCGCGATCTCTTCTTCTTGGATGTTTTCTGCGTTCTCAATCATTATAGATACGTCCTTATGTCAGTTGGTTCTAAGATAGTGGCGTTCACTTCGTCATCGTTGATTATTCTCACTTCCTCGCCCTCTTCCAATTTGAACCTGGAACCAGCGTAACGACCGATCAACACCCAATCTCCGACTTTGCACCAAGGCTCTGGGCCATATTTATCTGGGTCGTTATAACAAAGAGGGCCTTGCTTGATTACCGCACAGACAACCGTAGCAAGTGATTCTCTATCTACGGTTTGTGCTGTAAGCGCGATACCACCCTTAGATTTTTTTTCTGCCATGAAAGGAATGACTAACATTCTCCAACCAGTGGGTTCTGGCAGTCTTTCTAAGACGGATTCGGGCAACTTGGTGGGATCAAAGACTCTTTCTTCTGGATCTACAAAAGCATCTTTAAGACTCATCGTACTCATTTATTATCCTTGAAATAATTTGCGATTTCGAGTTCGACTAAGTTTAGCGCGTGTATTTGTCCTTGCAAGTTTCTGTAATGTTCTACATCTTTGAGCAAACCATCCATCATGGTGTCAGAGATGTTCTTTTTCTCAGTAGCGACCAACCTTTTGATTCGGTCAGCTAGATCAATATCATCCATTACTCAACGTCGTACCAATCTAATCCTTTTGTAGCTGCACCACCGCCGCGAACCGTTTTCTTAACCCGCTTGACGATACCGCCTTCTTTCATTCCTTTGGCGGTTTTGATCGCTATCGCGACAGCCTGTTTTTGTGGTCGCCCTTCTTTCTTGAGCATCTTGATGTTATCGCTGACGGTTTTCTGGCTTTTACCTTTTTTTAACGGCATTTTTTACCCCTAAGTTATGAACTCTTCTTCGGTCGGCCTCGCTTTTTCGGCGCTGCTTTCTTTGCTGCTTTTGGTTTCTCTTCAACCTCTGGCTCTGGTTTCGGCTCTGGTTCCGGCTCTGGCTCTGGCTCTGAAACCACTGGCGG